TAACGAGCAGACAAAGAGTCATACAAGTTATCTTCAATCGCTTCTTCAGTGATTGAGAAGCCCAAAGCGATAGTTTCGTGTGAGTAGCGAGCTGTAAAAGCTTCTTGTGCATTGTCATAAGAAATTGCGCCGCCTTCATTCTTGACTGGAGCAGCCGAGAAACCAGACAGTTTTGTCTCTTCTTCAAATGAACGCTCAGAAGCTTCGATATCATAAATCTCTTTATGCTCTTCGCCATAGCGTTTGTACTCTAAACCGAACAACGCGTTTAGTCCTGGGAGTAACTCTTTTAAGAGCTGTGAACGTGAAATAGCCATGTTATAGCTCCTTTATTAAGCAGTTGTACCAGCGGACTGATAGTACTGATGTACGCCAAAGTTCAATTTGACAATAACATCGGTATATGCGTCACCAGGGTTAGAAGGGAAGTTGCCGCCGAAAGTAGAGCTGGAGTTAACCAAATCAACAATCTTGCAGGCCAACGCGCTTGTGTTAGCAATAGTAGCTGACAACGCAACAACAGAGTTACCTGAAGTTGTATTACCAGTTGAACTACCGGTACCAGCAGAGAAGTTTGCCAAAGCAACAGTCTTGCCGATTGAGGCATAGCCAACAGAACCCAAAGACTGTACTTGATACAGTTGATCTGGATCTTCAACAACGCGGATGAAAATGTTTGTGTAGCCAGCTGTCACAGCGTTTGCAGGTAAATATTCTGCATACAATGGATAGCCTAGTTGCTGACCAGCTAACTGGTAGCGAACGCCTACGCAAACACCAGCGATACCAGCAGTACTGGTAGTTGGGGTTGCAGCTACAACAGTTGGTTGCCCAGCTGTAGATGCGCCTAATTGAACTAAGTCGCCGGTATAAATGGCTGCTGAGTTGTTTGTAGTCATCAAATACTCGCGGATTGTGCCGCCAGTGAAGGATTGACCACCAATTAAGCTAACAGGTTTTAGTCCATAAGGACTTGATACTGTAGACATAAAGGTCTCCTAAAAAATTAATTAACGTGTACCACTTCCGAAACCGCCACCTTTACTTACTGTGCTTTTACGCTCACTATATAAAGGCATACGTGCATCGTTATTACGCATGAAATGGTTATCAACCGAGTCCATTTGATTTTGTGCTTGTGACTCGTAGTACTCTTTTTGAGCTGCGAGTTGTTCAGTTAAGATTTTGCATAAGATCAAACCACCGATTTCAACATTTCCATTTGGGTCGCCCACAATCATAAGTTCTGGGTGATCCACAGCTTTAACCGGTACCCAGCCATCACGGAACTTCTGTGAAATATTGGTTGGAACCGCTTGCCCTAGTACCTCTTTAGCAACCCATCTAAAACTGTAGCCAGGTTCTGGCGTAGGATCAGGGAGAGTAGCCGCTGGGCGGTAGATTGGACGGGTTGAAACTGTTTCGCGATTCTCGAGATCGCGTGTTTTACGAGTATTAGCCATTACGGGCCTCCTGTTTTAAAAATTCCTTAGCATACAATTCGCGTGAGATACCTAACTTATCAGCTAGAGCTGCTTGGGTCGCTGTAAGTTTGATAGTTTTTTTCGCTCCCGTTGAACGGGTAGCAGAAGCCACGACTGTTGCAGGCTTTTTACTAGGTTCACCGGATCTACGGCTAGCTGGCTCGTCATCCTGAAGTAAATCAGGGAACACAGACTTTAAGCGAGAATCAATTTTCTCGAAGTATTCAGTACTACGCGGGTCATAGCCCGTGGCAACTAGTTTTTGATGCAAGCCTAAAGCAAAGGCTGTCATCTCTTCGTACCCAGGAGAACCGAACCACTGGTTTTTGGCTTGCCAGCGCAAGGTTTTTTCGTCGGGCTTGGGTACATCTGGAGCCGCATATTGCATTTGTACATCTTTTTCTTGCGTTTGTAAAGAGGTTGGACGAAAATTTTTAGCAGCTTCAATTTTCATCTTTGCTTCAGTTAACGCTTCTTGAGCAGCAAGTAGGGCTTCGGAGTCATATTCCTCACTAGCTTTCTTGTACTTATCACGAGCCATGTTTAATTCAGCTTCAGCCTTTTCACGCATCATTTCTTGATAAGAAGTTTCGCCACTCTGAACATACTGCTTGAGCTTTTTGTTTTCTTCTATCGCAATTTGAGCTAAACGAATAGCCTCGTCTTTTTCACGTTGAGCTGCTTCTTTTGCTCTACGTTCGTCATGGCGGGCATGGGTTAGCTCTTTAATACGGGATTGAACGCCTTTTGTATAGCCATCGATCTCTTCATCAGTTGGGTCTTCTACATCACGGTTCAATGGCTGGGCTCTGCGGTCTGACTCAGGAGTATCGTCTTCTACAACAATATCTGCTTCAACTACATCGCCTTCTGCAGTTACATCTAATTCTAAGTCTGGCTGTTTATCGAACTCTTCGTTCTCATCAGGGAATTTATAAGTCATACTTGCTCCTTAAGCGCGGGTAATTCCGCGGGGGTCTTCAACAACCGCTTCTACCTGGTCGTCATAAATAACACGAAACTCTTTTCCGTAAATCATAATTCTGGTTCCTGTGTATGGGCGTGTGATAACAAAATCACCTTCCTTACACCATGGTCCCGTTGGAAACTTAGCTTCGTCCTTGTACGCCAAATCACCTAGCTTTAAAACAAATAGGACTGGAGACGTTAATTCTTCAATCTTCTTGGTTTCATCAGCTTTGAGCAAACCGCTGTCGTATTGGTCTGTTGCCGTTACTAGCGAGCACAGCATTCTCCAACCGCGGGGATCTGGTAACTGCTTTGCCATTTGCGCCTGAACTTCTTCAGGTGTTGGCTCTTTTACTTCATCTACTACTTCTTCAAGCGAATGCATAGTGCCATCCGGTAAAACTAGCCCTTGCGGGGGTAATGCGATGGTGTCACTCATCGTTGTCTTCTTTCATGTGGTCAGCGAGGTCAAGTAAGTGGCGCTCTGCAAACGCTAGGCCTCGAATCACGCCGCAGAGCTCTTTGTATTGCTCAAAACTTGTGCACTGACCATTTGCCAAATCATCAGTGTAGTTATTCATATCTGTGCGCAACTTGTCACGCATTGCGGCTATGAAATCCGCCGTTAGTAGGTCCATCATTTAACTTCACTCTCCTTAGGTTTTTGCTGCTGTTGGTTTAAATCTACTGCTGTATCTAGTCTATGGTGTTTATTCCGCATAGCAAGTTCTGCTGCTGACATAGCTATCTGAGCACCTTTTTCCTTTTGGCTATCGTGGGCCTGCTGCTGTTGTAGCAAAAGTTTAGAAGCCGCCTCTAATCGAGTTGCTTTTTGTTGCTCTTCTTTTAAGGCTAGCTCTTTTGCTTTTAGTTGCCCATCCATCTGATCTTTAGCTACTTTGCGTTGCAGCTCACCCTGTTTAACTTGCTGGTCAATTAACTCAGCTTGCATTAACGGGTCTTTTGCATTTTGCTGGGCTTGCTGCTGAGCAGCCATAGCTTGAGACTGTGCCAATACTTGGGGTGCTGCTTGAGCAATCAAACGAGAAAGTTCAACTTCCAACTCTGGTGGCATATCTTCTTTTGGAGATGGGAGCGAAGCGCCCATGGCATCTTCAATTTTCTTACGATACGCATAGCCAACGTGCTCTGCAATATGTGATTGCATTGCGCCCATAATTGCTTGGGCTTGTGGGTTTTGGCCAATAAGTTGTTGGACGATTGGATCTTGCATAGCCATTTGATGCACCTTGATATGCGCTTCGTGATCCTGGAACATAAACGCTTTCATTGGTTTGCCTTTGAGGGCATTCATGTTTTCGCTTACTGGATCTTTTGGCTTCTGGTCATCGTCAAGCGGAACTAACTTGTCAGCGTTCTTAATGCCTAACACGTCAAGCATCTGGCGGTGTAGTTCTGGTAAGTTGTAAATTTGTGGGGCTGACTGGGCTAACTGAATAACCGCTTGGTATTGAACAACGCGTTGAGAAAGAGTGGCCGCATTTGGGTCAGAAACAGGAAGAATATCTACGTGCTTGTAGTCATCCTGCTTAACCTGCATATCGCCGTGCTCTGGCTCATAGTTGTACTCATCATCTGTGTAGTCACGAATAATTCCTGCTAATAGCTTTAACTCTTGGCGAAGTGCGTAATGCACACGTGCCTGAACAGCTGACATAACTTTCAGCGTTCTTTCTAGAATAGCCAGCGTCGTACCAACAGGAGCGTTAGCAGACATATCTGACACCTGCATATCAGAAGTAGCTGCAAAGCGGCGGCCTTCCTCAATGATTTTATCCATGAGTCCAGCTAATACGGCAGATGGCTCTTTATATGGCAGCGGCAAGATGTTGTCGCGAATTGTTCCTGAACCAACATCTACGTCACGGAATTCACCTGGAGCAATCGGCGTATCATCGCCTTTAATTCTTAAACCGCGGCTCTTTAACCCACCCGGCAAGTTCGATAAGGTGCCGGCATCGACAAGCTGTCGCAATATGGAAGTAGCTGACTTAGCAAAACCGCCAACAAGATGGAATAAACCAAAACCATAAGCACCGTAGCCGGGTATGTACTGGTAATGAACGAAATGCTGGCGTTTAAGGCGGAGAGGATCTTCTTCTTTCCAGTTTCTACGAATTGCAAGAATTTCATTTGTGCCTCGAATCATTGTTACAACATATGGCAGAGCAACCCCTGTCTCTTCACCATTGTCGTCTTTGTCTTCAAATCCAGGTAAATCTAAATCAGCATGTACTTCGTACAACTCAAAGCGGTCGTCATAGCTAGCAGTAAAGCCAGTCTCTTTATCTTTCTTTTCTTGAATCTCGGTACGGAATTTTTGTGGCTCACCAAGCTCAACATCTGCATAAAAACCAGCGCGTTGTAGTTTGATTAAGTCTTGTTTAGTCTTGCGCATGCGGTGTGTGACGCGATGGCAAGATGCAATTTCACTAGCTCCGTAAGGCAGAATGATGTCTTCTGCTGGAATAAATATTGAGATTTGACGGCCAATGCTTGGGTCGTAATACACCTTCTTGAATGCAGAACCAGCAGATGGCAGATTCCATAACATGCGCTCATGTTCATTTCTAAACTCAGGCATTTTTTCTGTTAACTGGTAATTCATGTCAGCTTCAACGCGCTGCGCAGCTTGTAGCTTCTCGCGTGTTTCTTTGCCGATAATCTGCGTGCGAACTGGACCCTTAGCTGGGAAAGTCTCCATAATTGTTTCTGACTGGAAGCGCACAACAGCTTCTGTAATCATTGGGTGGAATACACCGCACGCGCCATCCCAAGGTTCTACGCGTTCTTCAAACTTAAGACCGAGCAGGGTAATACCGTCTTTGTACATTGTCTCCCAGTCTTTGCGGGAGCTTAAGTCGTTATCAATATCAGAAGACAACTCGCCAGCTAAAGTTTCAAGCGCGCCCCCATCTAGCTCTTCAACTAAGTTTTTATTAAACTCTTCGCTACCGTCTTCTTCGTCCATCTTTTCAATGTCAAGCTCAAAGCCGTCACCGCTAATGTGCACCGCTTCTGGATCTTCAATTTCAATTTCAATATCCGGCTCTTGCGAAGTTAGTTGTTCTAAGCCTTTTGGCGCTTGGTATAAACCCTTATCTACTGGCATAATTATTTCCTATTTAAAAGCTGGGCCTAGTGCCCAAGTAACTGCTGAATATCTAATTCCGTTAATAATTGGTGCAACGCGATGCTTAGCAAAAGAAGGGAACACTACTATATCCCCTTGGTTTTTCAGCAAGTTGCATTCATCCACACCTTCCAATTGTAATTCACCACCCTCATATTCCAAAGGGTCGTTTAATAAAATACTAACGCTTAGCTTGCGCTGCAGGTTGTTTTGATCTGGATGGAAAATATCGTAGTGCCAGTCATAGTGGCCGCCTTGCGTATACCTACCAAGCTGCATCTGCTCAATAAAAGCCACTGAAAAGTTCCATGCGGCTAAGCCATTAGCATAATTTATGTAGGTTTGGGCTACGCAAGCAATTGGAGTCTCCAGTGGTACCCATACTATATCAGTTTTACGCATGCTATCTTGGACAGATGATGGTTTTGTGGGGTCCATGCCTGCGCCAACACCCGCTGTAATACCACTTTCCCAGTCGGTTTCTTTAATGACCAAGTTACAAAATTCAGGGCTTAGAGCTTTTTCAAAGCGCCAGTATGAGTTTTTAAACATCAGTAGTACGCAGCCTTCCGCCTATATTTGTACTGCAAGTCATCTTTTTCATCCGAGTCCAAACTAATAAACCCGCCCTGGCGATAGCGCATAAGCGCTTGGGTTGTCGTATCCACATAGTCATCATGCTCGCCAACCGGGAACGACGCCAGTTCTTCTATCACGTCCCTAGCCCACCGCCTATCTGGAGCCCAGACTTTACCGCTAGAAAATAAATCAGATACCGCATTTAGCCGCACCATCTTGTCATTACCGCGCGATGGGTTGGTCTCTTGGACTGGTATACCCATCATCCTAAGTTCTTGAATTAACGGGGCTCCCGATGCTTTTTTCTCCACGATGAACGCATCGGGGTTCCACTCTTTGTAGTGCTTTAGCGCCGTAGCCTTTAGTTCCGGGAATGCCATGCGGTCTTTAAATGCGTCGAGCAAGATTATGTTTGGGCTATTGCCATCCTCCTCGTTATACCAAACACCCCAGGTTGTGCATGCGGAATAGTCAGATGTTGTTTTTGTTTCAAACGCCGTATCCCAACTCTGAATTATGTACTCCACGGTAGGCGGGTCTTCCTGTTCCCACATCATCCAGTCTTTTCGCCCAATGACAGCGCTCATATCGGACGTGGGGTTCTGCATGTACTGGGCGTTCCAATAACGCGGATCTAGTACTGCCTTTGTAGCTTTTAAGGTTTCAAGCGGCCACTGCTCTGGCCACAACGACTTTTCTTTTTCTGTATCTTCATTAAGGATCGCCGGTAGTTCAACAATCTCCCACGGGGTTGTATGGGGGTTTTTTATGTTGTAGTCGATAATGCGCCCAGTAAGGTCAAGCAAAGACCATCTAGTCATAATTACTATGATCGCACCCCCCGGCATTAACCGCTGCAGCGGACCCGTTTGGAACCAAGACCACGCGTTATCAAACGCCAGCCTTGAGTTCGCCTTCATATCTTGTTCAGAATGGGGGTCATCAATAACAAACAAATCAGCGCCTCGTCCTGCCAAGGCTCCCCCAACACCAGCAGCATAATACTGGCCGCCAGTAGATGTAGACCACTTACCCGCTGCTTTTTGGTCGTCTGCAACGACTGTTCCTGGGAACACACTCTTGTATTCATCCGAATCAATTAAATTCCTCACTCTCCGTCCAAAGTCTTCCGAGAGCCCTGCGGTGTGCGTGGCCATAATGATTTTCTTCTCGGGGTACTGACCTAGAAAGTATGCCGGAAACAGATAGCTGGAAAACTCCGATTTGCCCATACGTGGTGCAATATTAATAATTACGCGCTTTTTGCGACCCTCAACCACATCTTGGAAGATTTTAGCTAGTTTGCGGTGCTGGGGCCCTATCTTAAAGCCTGGATATACTGCTTTTGCAAACTCAAGTGGTTGATTTTGCGCTTTATTTAGGTGCACGCGGTGTTCTTGCTCTTCAAGATCCGCTAAAAATAATAACTTCTCTTCCGTACTCATGTCTTTTAGCGCCAACTGCGCAGCAAGAGCTTCTTCTGGGGTCAAAGAATCTAAATTCATTCAGTGTCGTCGTCTTTTCTGGTGTACTCAGGCGCTATAACCTTCTCCACAATCTCAATATCGTCAACTTCAACCACATCGACCTTGCCCATGTACTTAGATAGCTTCTCGCGAATCCGTTTTTCTAGCTCTTCGTCGCTCATTTCTTTCTTATTGACCTCGACACGCTCGGTAAACAGAGCAACCTCAGTCACCTTACCCAATAACTCCAGCGCTTTTAGCCTTATCCTGGCATCGGGGTGCTCAGTTTCTTTAACAATTTTGGCTACACTCATTGAGCGCAGCTCATTAGCCTGCTTTACAAACTCCCACTGGTACCCAGATACCATAGCCACGGCACTTACAATTTCTTCTGGGACTTGAAGGTTGAGAAGTTGATTCTTTGCGTCGGGGGAGTTTGTGGTTAGCGCAGCAAAAGCGTTGGCTACTTGCTGTTCTTGGGCGTTTGATAAGATTTGTGCCTCGTCCTCTTCTGAGGAGAATTGGCTGAGCCAATCGACTGTTTGCTTTTGGGCGCCAAGGGTTTGAGGTGCAGTTAAGTCATCTAGGGGGGCAAAGTTACCCACGCCAGACTCGATGTCTGGTACAAAATCAGCAGCTTGCGCTGAGACCAAATGCTCTAAAAGCAAATTAACTACCTCCTTGGTTGCGCTGGGGTGAGCGAATGTTGGAAGTATACAACAGTTTTATTTTTGTGGTATGATTCTTTTGCGTACGGCTTTTCCTCCTTCGTTTGGGCCTTGCGCAAATCTCCTTTGTTGTTGATGGTTTAGCCCCCGGACTTAAAACGCCCGGGGGTTTTTTTTACTTAACGAACTGCTTGAGGCTGGAGATAACGGAATTAATCCAGAACTCGTTTACTTCTTTAATGCGCTCTGCCAACTCTTCGTACTGCTTGGTTACTTTAACAAAATCAAACATGGTGTTTTCCTTTAGGTTGTTTCCCATACTGTACGTTTCTGGGATTTTGTGTAGTATACGAAACATTATGGTGCAGTGCAACATTTAATATGTCGATTTTTTATAAAGTTTTTGCTAGCCGGCTAGCGTAAAAAGTAAAAGATTTGACACGTAACCCCTTGATTTTTATAGAAAATTTTACAACTTTACAATAATCAGGCAAAACTTTACATAATTTGACATTTTTTAGCTGTGCGGTTAAGGAACAATGATCTAGTGTGCTCGTGCCATGCCACCCAAAACAGCCTCATACCCCCCTAGTGGGGTCGCCATATAGCCATGACGAAGGGGGGAATAGACCCTAAAGCTATACTGTTTACATGGATAGATTGCTATCCATTCGTTGCCCAGCCGATTAGCTGGGCTTTTTATTAGGAGTTATCAAATGAAGAAAGCAATTTACTTAACAACCTCAGTTGGTTCTGACATCACCTATGACCAATTCGCTTTAGGTCTAGGACAGCAAGCCCGTATCACACTTGAGGAGTCAGAGGTATGGCACAAGCAATACATCAAGGAAGATAAGGAAGCCCAGAAGGAATGGGCTCAAGAGTGGAGAGTGAACTACCTCATGGGGTTCTTGAGTATCACTAGCAAGGAAGCGGATAGAATCCTATCCCAACCGAGAACCGAGAGAAAGCCTGAGCATCAGAAGGCATACATGAGAGCCAACTCTCAGTTTGGGTATCACATTGTGAGAGCCGAGAAGTCAGGGGTATCCAAGCAAGTCAAGGTCACAGTCGATAAGGTTGTTGAGTTGTTTGAGCAGTTGAGTAAAGCAGAGCAAGCTAAGTTCTTCCGTATCGTTAAGTGAACGAGGCTTTCTCGCTGTTTAGTTTTATGTCAAATCGGATAGGTTTCTATCCACAAACTAAGGAGTTGTTATGTTTACCATTTACTTTGTAATGCCTGATTCAAACCCATCAACCGCTTTCATTTTCAAGACTGATGTGCATGGTCTAGAAGAAGCTGGCGAAGTATGGGACAAACTCAACACGCAGTTCAAAATGATTTCATCACGACCATAAGGAGAACTACCATGCATCTAAGCAAAGCCCAACAACTAGCCATGCGTCAAATGGCTAGAGAACAACGGGATAGGATTCTATCCGACACCAAGGCTAAGCCTGACCGCCACAAGCCCATAACAATGGGCGAAGTCTTTATGTCGTTTAACCTCAACGACTACAAGAAAGGGAAATTCGAATGAAAAAGCCGATTAAACCCACAACCCCTGTGTTCGCACAGGTAGATCTAACCGACCAAGAAATAGCCTACATAGTGCTGGCATTGCGTAATGACGAAGACGCAAACCCCGAAGTCATAACCCCACTCATGGCTAAGCTAGGCTGTTATCTAGCAGGCGGTATGCTATGAGTGCGATGAAAGACCTAGCCTTTGACTGTGAGGCTTTATATGCACAGGGCTACACCATCATGGCGATAGCAAGGCAGTTGCAGTTAAGCACCCCCGAAGTAGAGCAGTATCTAAACCTAGTATCAACCAACAAAAGAAAGGCAACATCATGAAATCAATCACCCTCAAACCCAATGCTGTATTAAAGCAACTCATGCTTGAAAACGCAGAACACCCCATCATAGGGCGTAGTAATGTATGGCTCATAGTCCGCAAGAAAGGTAATGAGATAGGCGAAGTAATCAAGCACCCATACACCTCACTTGCACGAACCGATAGGAAACGCCGTAGCCTACTCAGGAGAGATGGGAAAGACTCAGGCTGGGTCAGCATTACCTCAGATCAGTTAGCCCGTTGTGGATTCGTTTGGCTGTAATTGGAAGGGGTTTGGGATAGGTTTCTATCCCGTTTCTGCTAGTGTGCTTAAAAAATAAGCACTTGGTAATTGTCTAGTTTAAATCCGTAGTGGACACTACCTTGACGCCCGCAACCCTTTATCCTATGTGCGTCTACCACATTCCCAGCACACCTATATATATAAATACTAAATTCTAAATATATATATATAAGGGTAAATAAGTGGGACTGTTTCTTTCTGTCTTACTTTCTTAGTCTTTAAATTGCTGGAATTGCGTAGACAGCTGTGTTAGCATGGGTAAAAAGCGTAGTAGTATAAGGCTCAAACATAGGACAACTACTGTGGACAACTATGTGTTACAAGGTGGACATTTGTCTACTTTTTTGGCTAAACGGGATAGAAACCTATCCGAACCGAAGGAACTTGTATGAAAAAACTAACCAAGCCCGACTTTATAAAATGCAAGAAGTGTAACGAAGTGAAGGAGAGAACCGAGTTCAAGCGTAGGCTAACTGCCGAACAATACAGTAAAGCCCTAAACAGGCGAGTAGAAACAGGAACTACGGTCATCAGCTCTTTATGCAAATCGTGTCAACCAAAACGCAAACCACGATCAAAGCTCACCCTCAAGGAACTACGCAACAAGATCACAAACAAACGCATAAACCCCTACTTAGGGGAACTGCTAATCGAACAAAAAAGAAGGGATATAAACCTATCCCGTAAACGCATCATGCGGGAACGCTGGCAAAAAGAAAAAAACAAGGAACGAGATGCACTCAAGGCAAGCCTAGATAAAGAAGTAAGACGGGCAGGCAACGCATACCGAACCCTCAAGCACAGGATAGAAACCTATCCGCTAATCACACCCACAAGACAAACCAAGTGGAGTAATGAACAAGAAAGACAGGAACTAATACAACAACGCCTAGACCACTTGGCGGTTTTGGAAACGCAGTATAAAAATTCACAACAAAGGAGAACCAATGAACTAAACAAATACGACAGGGATAGAAACCTATCCAAGTAAACCCATAGTAACCACTAACAAACGAAAGGAAAAACCATGCGTATAAAGAACCCTACATTGGTATACAAAAAAGTATGTCAAGAGTATGTAGTAGATGTAGAAGGCACACCTATTAAGGCAACGCATACCTACCACTCAGATAGTAAGTGGGCTGGTGGGTGGGAGTTTGATTTAAGCCCAGCCTTGAAAGGTCTGACTTCCGAAGAAAAGCACGACCTAACAGTCGAGTTCAACGAAGTTCTAAATGCAACCAACTAACAAAGGAAAGCGTATGACATACGAACAGGCAGTAATAGATTGGTTAGCCAACGCACCAAAAGCCACGATTCAAATAGGCAATAAGGAAGTTAAGTTTGAATACAGTAAGGTTATGTATGAAAGCGATAGGCAATGGGTTCGCTTGACTAAGTTTGAAGAAATCACATTTCCAGATACTGAATACACAGAGTTTGCCCCTGAGTTGAAATACTTGTGGGAGTTAGAAAGCCTGTGTGAAAGCGTGGTTAGTTATGACTTCGGGTATATAGATGCTTTGATAGCGGGTATGAAAGAGTTCCCGTTTGAGAGGTTTGTTGAACGAGAGAAGATGAGAAAGGAGGTAGCAAATGCCTAACGATTTAACTGTGGAACAAATGATTGAGCAGTTGCGGGGAGAAATTGCATCTAGACCAGCACCACCCCCACCTGAAATCAAAATCCCCAACGCCTATAAAAAGCTACACCCCCTTGATCGAGATCAAGCAGTAACTAAAGAAGACTTGCGACCTGCGGGGGTAGAGTTAGACACCACTATTAGATTCATACTGCGTAGCGGTCTGCAAGGTAAGGCTAAAGGTGGGCGTCTATGGTGGGGTGATAACCCGCATTGTGAGGATGCGATTGTGGGGTATCGCATTATCAAGCTAGAAAACCCATGGGTTGAGTGGGGGATTAAGTTTGATAGGGGCGAGGAGTTAGAAACTAGCCTCGGCGGTGTGCCGTTAGCACTAGCGGAAACAAACCCCATAGTAAAGATATGGCTACGAGACTACCCTATCCCGCAAGAAGATACACGCAGGGCTAGGTCTTGGGACTGGATGGTGTCAGGTGAAAGCGGTGGGGACATCATGAAGTATCGGCTCGTGCTAGATGACGAAGACGATTAACTAAAGGAGGTTGTATGAAAGCAAAAACTAAACCCACTAAACCAGCCACACCCCATGTTTCTTTTTGTATGGACTTAGAACTTAAACAAGCATGGGATTCTTATTGCGAAAGCCTAGACATTAACGCTAGTCAGTTAGTGCGTAGGCTAATGCGTGAGGAATTAAAGAACCGAGTTTGGGAAACAAAACTTAAATAGGAGGTTGTATGCGTTACTTTAACTTTGATTTATTTAGTAGGTTAGCTTTATTGTTTTGCAGTATTTTTATCGTAGGTCAAGTAACTAGGTATTTAGTAGGGCTGTTGTTTAAATAAACGGGATAGGTTTCTATCCCATCAAACCATCAACATAAACAGAAGGAGTTTATAGTATGCCATCACAAACATACACAGTATCAGAAATTGCGGCGATGGAAATTAAGTATCGCGACGCAACAGCAGTCTTAACCCGTGAGTTCTTCCGCTACAAATTGGAGCATATGCGTCGCCCCGAGTTGTGGACTGTTGCGGAGTATATGGGGGTAGGTCGTAGCCAACTCAAACGCAACCTTACGGCTACCCAGTCGTATCGGAGGCACTTGAGCGGTTCTACTACCGATCACTATATTTTACTCATGAATTACAGACGCAACTACTACGAGATCGGCAAGGGTATAGCCGAGTGTTTCAAGACCCAAGATCATAACACTCTAGTCCAATTACTCAACGACAATAGCGAGATCAGGGATAGACGAGGGGCTAGTGAGTGGTGCGATTTCCTTAACGACTCAGACAAATTCCCCGATGCACCTGAGTATGACTACTGTTCTGACTGCGACTATATTGAGCCTGAGCATGATGGCTCGTGGGTGTATAACGGCGATCGCTGGATTTGTTCAGATTGTCGGGACAATAACTATCGTTGGTCTGACTACCATGATTGCGTGGTGCATGAAGATGACGAAGAGCCTGACCATGACGATGATGATGATGACGACCATGATGACGATCGTGGTCCGATCGGCGGTTATCACAGTAGCAAGTCCAAGCTCGGACTCATACCGACTAAGTATTCACAACGCAAAACCCCTGTCTTCATGGGGCTAGAGTTGGAGATGGAGTCTGTCGGTGATACCCCACGCTCTGAGAAAGCCGAGCAGTTAGTGGAAGAGATCGGTAACTATACTGACGAGTCAACAGGCAAGGTTCATACCTATGCTTTACTTGAGGAAGACGGCTCGCTCAACCACGGCTTCGAGATGGTCACAGGCTATACGGGTCTTGATGTACACGCTAAGCAACTAGCGTTCTTTAAGAAACCATTCGAGGGTATGAAGTCGCACGATACCAAGACTTGTGGTCTTCATGTGCATATCTGCAAGAAGGGTATGAGTATGTTCCATGCCGCTAAGCTAATCTTGTTTATGCACGATAGTAGAAACCAACGCCTGTTCAGGGCTATTGCCCGCCGTGACTCAAGCAGATACAGCCAAGTCAAGAACAAGACCGCTGACTACTCATGGCTCAAGCACGCTAAGTCCGATGGTATGCGTAGGCTCAACGAGGATCGCTACGAGTCAGTCAACTTCCAACCCGAACGCACAGTAGAGTTCAGACTGTTCAAGGGTACGCTACGCTATGAGACCATCATGGCTTGCTTGGAGTTTACATATGCGTCATGGTTCTTTACTCGTGACACAGGGCAACAAGACTTAACCTCTGATAACTTCCTCAAGTTTATTAGCCAGCCTGACAATCGCAAGGACACTATCTATCTACGATCATTCTTGCGGTCTAAGGGATTCAGCCTAGATAAACAGGCAGTCGTCAAGCCCAACCCACGCATGGACAAACAGGCAGTATCAGTTGAAGTATAAGCGGATAGAAACCTATCCAACAAACCAATCAAATGAAAGGAAGTAAATTATGTGTTTATTAATTGTTCAGTCAGCAACAGCCCCGACCCTCACGCAAGAATGGCTTGAGGATTTTTATGCAACCAACTCCGATGGCGTTGGTATCATGCGTAGTGTAGATGGCGAACTTCTTATCGAGAAGATTCTTCCTGCCAATGCACAGGAATTTGTCGAGTTCTACAACAACCACATTGATGGTTACGATTGTGCGTTCCATCTGCGTATGAAAACCCACGGCAATATCGACATGGAGAACTGCCACCCATACGAAGTGTTTAACAAGTCCGAGCATGGTCTAGATGTATGGCTCATGCACAACGGCGTGCTATCCACAGGTAATGCGGGTGACCTAACCAAGTCAGATACATGGCACTATATCCGTGACTATCTACGCCCTATGCTTGCTAACAACATTGACTTTGCGTTTACCGATGCGTTCGCTGAGATTGTGGGTGATCATATCGGTGGGTCAAACAAGTTCGTGCTCATGGATAGCACGGGTCGTATACAGACTGTCAACCAAAGCTCAGGTGTGTATTGGGGCGGTCGTTGGTTATCAAATACATACGCATGGTCTAGCCCAACCAAGGTATCTAAGGACTTCATTGATGACTACGATACTGCACTAGACGAGATCGAGTCCACCCCATACAAACCAGTCTATCCTAAATCAAACTACAAGAGTTGGTCATCAACTTATATGACTGGCTACGATAGCTATGATGATGAAGACTACTGGCGTGGGTATAGCAAAGCTTCAACCGCAACTGCAACACGACCACAATATGATCGCCCTGTGTATGTCCCGCCTGTTGGTGGCTTTGAAGATGAAGATGGTGACTTCATTGATGGCGAGTACACAGTTATGGGTGAAGATGGTGTGCCACGCACCGAGGTCTATGGTGTGTCGGAGAAAGAGATGGACGATGTGATGGAGGACTTGCTTATGGAGATTGAGGCACAGTTCGAGATCAAGCACATCAGTCGCACCGCCGCTTACGAGTTCGTTGAGGAGTTCGGTATCGACAACTTCATGGAGATCAGTTACATGGCACTCGATGAGATGATTGACAGCAGTTGGTTCGAGCGTGTTGTTACTGACTTTGTTACCGCTCGTCAGTCTTTCCCTTGGCTTGAGAGTACCAAGCCTGTTAGAACAGCAATTAACTAAGGAGGCAGTATGGATATAAAAGATATAAAAAAGAAGTATAAGCCTGACACATACGACAGTATGTGGGACAGATTGTTAGATGCACCAGCATATGTGCTGGCTGAGTCGGTGCTAGAAAGTATGTCTGAACCAGAACTCGATGCATGGGCTAAAGAAATAGAGGAGGAATAAATATGAAAGATCATAGTAAGGAGCACATAGCAGTAGAGCGACCTCACCAGTTCATAGACAACGCTACACAACGCATATATAGATTCCCAAATAACTACGGGGCTAGTGTTGTATGGGGTGGCGATACTGTATCTGTGTTTGGTGATTTAAGCAAGCCGTATGAGTTGGCGGTCATTAGGTTTGTAGATGAAGATGACCACTACTATTTGGATTACTCAACAACACTAGGCACAGATGTATACACCTATCAAAACGACGAGCAGATACGGGATTTGCTCAAGCAAATCAAAGAACTAGAAAGGGTTGACCATGGAATATAGCGAAGTATTTTTGTTGGCATGGGCTTGCATAGCGACAGTTGCGGCGGGCTATTTTCATACTAACTTACGCAAGGCTATGAGAGGAGGGGTAATACTATGCGTAATGCTTGAGGCTATTGCTACTGGCAAAGCCGAATTAAAAACCCACCCTGATGGTCGCTTGACTGTCGATATGGGTGATCATGAAATTACATTGAGGGAGCATACTTAGTATGACAAACACATCAAGGGTGGCAATCGCACCCTACAAGCGAGGCAGTAGAAGTGCAAGGCTATTGCGTGATGCGTTGACGCAAGAGCTGGGTCGTAATGTGTTGTTCATTAACCCTGAGCGGGTCGGGTTGTGTAAACCCAGTCGTATTGTTATTAACTGGGGTAGTAGTAGCGTGGACTTTGAGGGGGGCTGTCGTATTCTCAATCACCCTGTTGCAGTTCACTTAGCCGCTAACAAGCTTAGTAGTATCCAAGCCTTTGTTGCGTGCGAAGTTCCACACCCACCCTATTCAACATTCAAAGAAGACGCACAGATGTGGATAGACCAAGGGCATAAGGTTATGTGTCGCACCCTACTTACCGCTCACTCGGGTCAGGGTATTGTTGTAGCCAAGCAACACGATCAGTTGGTAGATGCCCCGTTGTATACAAAATACATACGCAAACAAAAGGAGTTCAGAGTTCATGTATTTAATAGTAAAATTCTTGACATACAAGAAAAGCGTAGGAGTTCTGCTGTTGATGACCATCACCCTTATATTAGAAACCATGCAAATGGGTATGTCTTTTGTAGAGGTGACATCGAAGAACCTCATGATCTTAGGGGCGTGGCTGTGTCTGCCGTTAATGCGTTAGGGCTAGACTTCGGTGCAGTAGATGTTATATGGAATGAGGCACAAGATAAGTGCTATGTGTTAGAAGTAAATACAGCGTGCGGTCTAGAAGGTTCGACTGTTAACAAATATGTTCAAGCAATAAAGGAGGTTGTATGAGCAGATGGAATGTATTAGTAACTGGGTGTGCATATGTAGAAGTGGAGGCAGATAACTGCGATGATGCCGAAGCTGAAGCGGGTAAACACTTTAATGTTTTGGATATGCAGTTTGATTTTATATGTGAGGAAGCTGATCGAATTAAGGAGGTTGTATGAAAGTGTATAGGTTTAGCTTAATAGATGAAAACGATTATGTAATTATGGGAACGGAAGTTGACGAACCCAAACCACAGATAGACGCTGAGTTTTGGACTAGATTTATGGAAGGCGATTGCATGATGGAGTTCGTTGGTTCTTTTGACGAAAAGGAGGTTGTATGAGCAAAACAATAACGAAGGTGCAATTAAGATTTATATGGAATGACGGCAAGATAGAGGAGTTTGATGAGAATCTATTAACTGCCGATTCGGATTTGGGTTTGGAGTTACAAAGTTACGCTATGGATTATGAGGCTTTGCGTAATGATGACCAACCTTTATACGACGACGCTTACGCTAACTGGATACCCATACCCAAACAGTATGAAGCGTACATAGCTAGCGGTATGGTAGATCCACTATGGGAAGCTGGGTTTATTGCAGGCAAGATGCACGAGTTAGAGAAAGTGCAAGGTTTAATTAAACAATACAAGGAGGAAGTATGACAACATTCACAACAGAAGATAGGGAAGCTGTAATTCAAGGGGCGACAGGTGCGCAGTATAGTTTTATGGACACTAGCCCCCATGCTCAACAAGTCAGGCAAAGTATCAACACAATCTGTCGGGAACTACAGACCTTATCAACGGTCATCATCGCTCTTCAGACAAAAACCAAACAACTAGAGGACGACTGTGGAAAATAAGCACCGCACAAGAAACAAACTACTTGAAGAAGCTAACCGCAATTCTTTGTTCACAACAATCCCACAACAAGAAAGCATAGAAGCCAAGCGTGTCCTAGTACTACAAGGCAACCCGCACCACTATGCTTTTGGTGAGATACGCAGAGCATGGAAACCTTGGTTAACTTACGCAGAAAACATGGCAGAGGAGTATGTAGGATGATTGAAGCTATCGTAAAACCCCAGTCGTTAGACAACGATGTTGCGGTGATGAAAGTTTTGCAATTGATGGGTCAACTTAGTTTGAAAGATGTAAAACACATACTGGATATAACAACAAAGGTATATGACGCTGCTGCAATGTCGTCAAAGCCGTCAAAGTATTCAGCTGAATGGTGGAAAGAAGTTGAGGAATTTAATAAACAGTTAAAGGCACAAGCAAAATGAACAATGAACCAGTAGCGTATGTAAACAGTATGTGTAATGACTACATCAATTGGAAGGCAGACCCTATGAGTATTGATGGTCAGCCACTTTACACCCATCCAGCAAAGACACTAACAGATGAGGAAATAGATTCAATAGGTGATGAAGTTTCAAATCTTATTGATACCTATGCTGGTAGACGAGAATTTGCTAGAGCAATTTTAAGAAAGGCACAAGAGAAATGAACAAACAACGCATAAATGAGTTAGGGTCTGATATAAGAACCTTGCACCATGAAGTTATGGACGCAACAATAGACGAAGCGGTATCAGGAATTAAAAGCAGGGAAGCAGATAACCTATCGTTTAAATTTAACAAAAAGCTGTTAGCGTTAATCGACTTGGCTCTTGACATGGATGACACCATGGAAAAGCTTTTCAATCTACTCGAGAAGAAGTAGTATAAAAACAACATAAAAAACTGTTGTAAAAAACTGTAGTAAAATTTAATAGGCAAACAACAAACAAGGAGTTTATATGCCAGATATGCAAACTGAAGTTAAGAAAATCATTAGTACTTGGACTTTACCTGAGGAAGCCCCGAAGGTAGCCAAAACACCACGAGAGTCAGACAAATCGTTTAGCGAACAAATCTATGACTTTATTAAGACCAACCCTAAGTGCTCTATGCCACACATCCGCAGAGCATTTAATATTACCAACAAAGACGACGCATCTATTGCGTCAACACTTAAGACCCTGTACGACCGCAAGTTAATTGGGCGTGTAGCAATTGATAACCCTGAGTTCAAGGGGTATGGTCGACGAGTTATATTTGTGTACTGGGCGGTGGCTACTACTTACGAGACGCAGATCAAGGGTCTTTACAGTAAGAAGAAAAAGACAGTCAGCATCGTGACAAAGAAGCAAACAAAAGGTGTAGCAGAAACGAACACCCCAGCCCCACAAGACGCGCCGCGTCCTCATACTGGTAAGGCTAAGTTCAATGCAGAAGAGTTTGTTAGTAGCTTGAACATCTACGATGCCCGCCATGTATATCAGTTGCTCGATATTGTGTTTGGTAAACAAGGCAAGTAATGAGTATATTTGATGCGCAGTATATCCGTGATGAAGCTGGGCTAAGTTGGGGTGAGGATTATGTGCTGGGTCTGCTTGAAAGCACCGCCCCTACTACTTACAGTCGCGTTGCTTCGTTGGTAAATAAACAGAAAGCCCTTACTTCGGCATCTACTAATAAGTATCTCAAGATGCTGGTTGCAAAAGGGTTAGTTCAAAAAACCGACGACAAAAAAGACTTACGCCTAGTACACTACACCCTTACTGTAAAGGGAGAAAAACTTGTGGAGAAATTAAAACATGCAGTTAAGTGACTTAGAAGCGTTAAAAATAATGCGTGAGAACGCGGCTCTAGGTAACCTCGAAGCTGAGGTTATTCTTGCTCTTAAAGCCGAAGCAATGGGTGATTTTAGAATGCTCGATGACCAGCGATTTAAAATTATTTCTTGTTTACAACGGATTGATGAAGTAAGGAAACGCAATGCGGAACTACAATGACACCCGAAGCCAAGGTAAAAAAGAAAGTAGTCAATGTTCTTAAAAATTATGGGGCGTATTACTTCTACCCTGTTACTGGAGGTTTTGGGCGTAGTGGTATACCTGATGTTGTGGCTTGTTACTTTGGTCAGTTTATTGCTATCGAGTGTAAAGCGGGCAGTAATAAACCGACTGCGTTACAAGAAGCAGAGATGGAGAAAATAAAAGCCGTCGAAGGGATAGCCTTTGTAGTAAACGAGGACAACATCGAGGATGTAGCAAACGCTCTTGACTTTATAAAGGACTGGTATGGAACAGAATGAAACCCTCAGTGCAGTACACGAAATACTCAACGATTGCATAGAAGAAGAAGCCAACTGTTGTGCTATTGTCGTTGGGTATGATTATGAAACACAAGTAGTACGCATCTATGGACTTAACATTGAGGAGTGGGAAGTTCCTGAGCTGTTAGAAGATGCGGCAAAAACAACGGGGCATTATGTGCAAGAGCGCATGGCTAACCGAACTTTAAACTAAGGAGAATACATGAGCAGTAAACCAAAACAAATAATCGAAGAAGATAAATCAGACCCAATCAAATGGGCACAGCCAAAAAAACCACCCCCTCTTATAGAGTACAAACCACCAGTCCACCCACGCGAACGTGATTTAGAAATATATAGAAGCACCGCAAGCTTGGTAACTGGGGGGCGTATATGAGAACTCCATACGATACTGGCAAAGTAAAAATCGGCAGTAACTACCACCCTGACTTGCGACCTGCAATTGATTGTGACATGGAGTATTTGCAGACCGCACTCATAGGGGATATATCAAGCATCAAGAAACAACGAGCGGCTGTAGCTGTATATGCCGCTTCATTAGTAGCAGTTATTTTTGGCGCTATATTACTTACATAGGGAACCCAATGGCTAATAAACCATTTGATAGGATTTTAGTTATTGATTTTGAAACAAGATGGGACAGAGCAGATTACACCTTATCCAAGATGACTACGGAGGAGTACATACGCGATGATAGATTTAAAGCGTTTGGTATTGGTTGGAAAGAATATGGCGTTGATCAGATGCATTGGGTCACTCACGACAATTTGCCTTCATGGGTGGATGATATTGATTGGAGTAGGACGGCGGTACTTGCCCATAATGCCCAGTTTGATGTGGCTATTCTTTCGTGGGTGTATGGCGCAAGCCCTTGTTTTATTTTTGATTCTTTGTCTATGGCTCGTGCTCTTAGAGGGGTCGAGGTCGGTAACAGCCTTGCAAAACTCGCAGAATACTACGAGCTCCCACCAAAAGGACAAGCAGTCTACTCTACCGACGGCTTGGAAGAGTTACCAATGAACATAGAGGAAGAACTAGCGCAGTATTGCTTGCACGATGTGTACTTATGCGAAGCTATATTCGACCATTTAAATGACGAACTAGAGGGCGGGTTTCCTAAGGGCGAGTTGCGGCTCATCGACCTCACACTAAAAATGTTTGTGAACCCTGTCCTTGAATTAGATAAGGAGATGTTAGATGAAGCTATACTTGACGAGCGTACCAAGCGCGAAGCGATCCTTGAAAAAGTTAACGTTGATGAAACGGCGCTGGCTAGTAACGATCAGTTTGCTGAAGTGCTTACAGCATTGGGGGTATCCCCGCCAAGAAAAATTAGCAAAACTACTGGTAAGGAAGCTTACGCTTTCGCTAAGACGGATGCCCTCTTCCAAGCGTTGCTTAATTCAAACAACGAGGACGTATCGCTTATATGCGAAGCGCGCCTTAAAGTTAAGTCGACACTTGAGCGAACAAGAGCGCAGAGGTTCGTGGATATTTCAGAAAGAGGTACACTACCTGTCCCGCTCAATTACTACGGCGCCCACACCGGTCGTTGGTCGGCGTCCAAAGGCTCGGGGCTTAATCTACAAAACCTCAAGCGGGGATCTTTCTTACGTAAAGCTATCCAAGCGCCGAAGGGGTATACGCTCGTCGTCTGCGACCTATCGCAGATCGAGCCTCGGGTACTCGCATACCTTGCTGACTACGATGCTCTACTCGAAATTTTCGCTTCAGGCAAAGATGCTTACGCGGCGTTTGGCGCGCAAATGTTTGGTATTCCGAACCTCACCAAAGAAACACATCCCGATCTCAGGCAGAGTGCGAAGTCTGCGTTATTAGGTTGTGGTTACGGCATGGGTTGGGCTAGCTTTGCGGCTCAGTTATTAACTGGCTTTCTTGGCGCACCTCCCACAATGTACGATAAGGCTTTTGCTAAACAGCTTGGCGTTACTGGTCAGGATGTGCAAGACTTTATGGGTTGGGAAAGTAACTTATCTAAGATGCTGGAGATACCCCACACTTGTACAGGTGATGAGTTGCTTATTCATTGCGTTGCAGCAAAGAGGATTATTGATATTTATAGAAGTACTTCTCAACCAGTTGTTGCTTTTTGGCAACTATGCAACGACGCAATTCTTTCTTGCCTATCAAAAGGAAAAGAGCATCAATATAAGTGCATTAAGTTTGCCAAAGAAAGGATAGAACTACCTAGTGGTTTGGCACTACGCTACCCCCACCTTGAGGGCATACCTGATGCTAAGGGTAGAATCCAATGGCAGTATGGTGGCGATGACAAAAACAAACCCAAGCGGTTGTATGGTGGTAAAATTGTAGAGAATATTGTGCAAGCAGTAGCACGATGTGTTATGACTGACGGAATGCTACGGATACAGAAAAAGTACCCCTGCGTTCTAACAGTGCATGACGAAGTTGTAGTACTAGTTCCCGAATCAGAAGCCAAAGAAGCTGAGGTTTGGGTACACGCGCAGATGGCTGCAGATCCAAAATACATGTCAGGAATCCCTCTTGACGCTGAGACCGGCTGTGCCAAACGATATGGAGAAGCGAAGTGAAAAAGAAATATGCAGTACCAAAGGTAGTAACAATTGGCAAACGCAAGATCAAGGTAGAGTTGTACGATACTGTGTTTGTTGGTAAACAAGAATGCCGAGGCGCGTATAACTGGGATGGTGGTCATATATCCATAGCTAAACAAGCGGCGGTTCGTCAGCATAATACTTTATGGCATGAGATTACCCATGCTATCTTGCACGACATGGGTGAGAGCAAGCTTAACCACAACGAGAAGTTTGTTAGTGGGTTTGCAGACCGCCTCGAGCAAGCAATACGGACAGCAAAATTCTAATGGATAAAATTAAGTGGAGCCATTCAGGGCTTAAGGATTACGAAGGTTGTGCAAGGCGGTTTCACGAAGTCAAGGTACTTAAAAACTACCCATTCACCGATACCGTCCACACTATCTACGGAAAACAAGTGCATGAGGCGGCTGAGTTATACATAAAAGATGGCACGCCATTACCGCCTGAGTATGACTTTATGCAACCTATACTGGATAGCCTACTTAAGAAAGAAGGGCGCAAGTTTCCCGAATATGAAATGGGTGTAAAGGAAGACTTGTCACCTTGCGCTTTTAATGCGGAGGATGTTTGGGCTCGGGGTATTGCCGACTTAATTATTATTGATGACGATGGCTTGAAGGCTTGGGTCATTGACTATAAGACGGGCAACGATAGGTATCCAGACCGAGACCAGTTAATCCTAATGTCTTTGATGGTGTTTGCTCACTTCCCCCACATACGGCAAGTTAATTCAGCCCTATTATTTGTGGTGAAAGGTAGCGCAGTTAAGCATAAAATGTTGTTAGAAGATAGAGATTTTCATTGGCGGAATTACAGAGAACGCGTGGCAAAGCTAGCTGCTAGCTACGTTAACAATGTATGGAACCCAACAAGCACACCACTATGCGGCTGGTGCCAAGTTAAAAGCTGCGAATTTCACCCTAAGCACTAAGGAATAGATATGGTTTACAAAAGAGACTACAAAGCCGAGTACGCTAACTACGATGGCACAGAAGCAGTTAAGAAGAAACGCGCCCAACGCAACAAAGCAAGACGTATGCTTGAACGCGAAGGTGTAGTTAGCAAAGGTGATGGCAAAGATGTTGACCATACTAAGCCATTGAGTAAAGGTGGTAAGACGGTGCGAAGCAATCTTAAAGTAAAGAGTGCTAGCGCCAATAGAAGTTATCCAAGGAAAGCAGACGGCTCAATCAAATAAGGAGGAATGATGCCAAACGAAGAAGTAG